CCACCCCCTCCACCACCTCCCCGCCCACTGTGAATACTGCGGAAGTTTCTGCCGCAAGAGAAAATGAGCGTAAACGCAGAATGGCCGCCGCAGGTAGAAGTTCTACTCTTCTTACAGGTGGAACGGGTATTACAGAGGATGCCCCAGCACAAAAGAAAACATTGGGGGCCTGATGCCTTCTGGTGTATCACTAAAAAAGGGGTCGTCTAGAAAGTCAGTTAGTTCTAATATTAGAACTCTTCTTACGGACGGGTATCCTCAAAAGCAAGCAGTAGCCATAGCTATGCGAAAAGCTGGCAAATCTAAAAAATCTAAGGGGTACTAGTTATGCCTATGGACGCTAAACAAAATATGCATCGCCAAAGAAGCATGGCGGGTGATCGTGAATCATGGGACACACACTGGCAGGAAGTGTCAGAGCTTGTACTCCCAAGGCGTTCTGATTTTGTAGGTGCACGTGCCAAGGGGGACAAGAGGGGGCTAAAAGCAGTAGATTCGTCTGCTATCATAGCTAACGAACTTCTTAGTGCGGGTTTACATGGTATGTTAACTAACCCTGCGTCTAAATGGTTTACTCTACGGGTTAACGATCCGAATATGATGGAGGCCCGTGGGGTTAAGTTGTGGTTGGAAGAGGTAGAAAGGTTAATATTCGCAGAGCTACATGCTGCGGCTTCTGGATTTACTTCACATATGCATGAATTATATTTAGACCTTACAGCATTTGGCACGGCTGTGATGTTTATAGGAACAGACGATCTAGGTAACGTTACGTTTTCTACTCGTCATTTAAAAGAGTGCTTTTTAGCTGAGGACCCGTATGGTCTTGTAGATACTATATATAGAAAGTTTGAGTATACGGTTAGACAGATCAAGCACCGCTGGCCAGATTCTCATGGAGAAAGAATTCAAAAGCTCTGGGACGCTCAAAAGTATGATGATAAGTTTGAAATACTTCATGCAGTATACCCCCGTAAGGAGCGTGACCCAAAACTTAAAACAACTGAAAATCTTCCCGTAGCCTCTGTATACATATTATGTAAGGATGAGATAATTCTATCTGAGGGGGGATTTGAAGAAATGCCATATATGACACCCCGTTGGTCAAAAGTTGCGGGAGAGATATATGGAAGAGGCCCCGGACTTAATAGCCTTCCTGATATTAAAATGCTACAAGAAATGGCTAAAACTATTATTAAATCTGCACAAAAAATAGTAGACCCCCCTTTAATGGCTGAAGATGATAGCGTTTTAGGCCCTGTTCGCACTGTTCCAGGAGGTTTAAATTTTCGTCGTCCCGGTTCCGATTACGTGCGTCCTTTAGAAACTAGAGCTAATATACCTATTGGTTTAGAAATGATGCAGGACCTTAGAAATAGAATTAGAGAGGGGTTTTATATAGACCAGCTACAGCTACATCAGGGTCCTCAAATGACGGCTACCGAAGTATTACAAAGAACTGAAGAAAAACTCAGACTGCTTGGACCAGTTCTTGGAAGGTTACAATCTGAGTTGCTTTCTCCTTTGGTAAATAGAGTATTTGGCATACTTACTAGGTCTGATAAATTACCTCTACCTCCTCCAGAACTAGAAGGCATGGACTACCAAGTTGAATATGTATCTCCTTTAGCACGTGCTCAAAGGCAGGTAGAGGCCAATGGATTGATGAGGGTGTTTGAGATAGGCAATCCTGTGTTTACAGTCGATCCTAGTACAGCATCTGTACTAAATGGCCCAGACGTTGTAAGGTGGCTTGGTGATTTATTTGGCGTACCCTCTTCGTTATTTAAGTCTGAAGAAGAGCTTCAAGCTTTAGTAGAAGCCCAGCAACAGCAACAACAAATGGCTCAAATGATGCAAATGGCAGAAATGGCAGATAAGGGGGCGGGGGCCGCACAAAAATTAGCTGGGGCCTCTAATGCCATTACCCCTCAATAAAGTTAAGCAGTTAAAGAATGATTATAGCATAGTCTTTAACTCGCCCGAAGGAAGACGAGTCCTTCATGATATACTCAAGAATACTCATATTCTTGAGCCGACCTTCAGCACTGACTCCATACAAATGGCGTTTAATGAGGGGGCAAGAAACGAAGCACTTCGTGTCCTGTCAATCCTACAATTTAAACCCGAAGATTTTGTGCAAATCGCACAGGAGGTAAATGATGAGTGAAGAGTCTGTTGAAGTAGTTGAAGAGTCTCAACCAGAAACCGTAACCGAGGTTACTCCCGAAGATTGGAAAAGTGCTCTACCTGAGGACATACGGGACAATCCAAATTTTGCTAAATACACATCGATGGAAAGTTTTGCTAAAGGCCATCTAAACGCCGTGTCCATGCTTGGTAAAGAGCCTGAGTTAAAAGTGCCGGATAGTGAGGATGACCGTAATGAATTTTATAACAAATTAGGCCGTCCAGATGAGCCTAATGGGTATAAGTTTAATGAGTTTGAGGCCCCCGAAGATTTAAAGGAGTATGTTCAAGGCAGAGAAGAGTCCTTTAGACAGACAGCTCATAAAATTGGGCTATCTGCTGAGCAAGCCTCTGAGCTACATAAGTGGTACATGGAGGGCAATATGGATAATGCCAAATCCATGGAGGAAAGTCGTAATCAAATTCAGCAAGAAGGGTTTAATGCTTTAAAATCTGAGTGGGGCGAGGCGTATGATAAAAATTTAAAAATGTCCCAATTAGCTTTAGGGGAGTTTGCAGACGCGGACTTTGTTAATTATTTAGAACAAACGGGATTGGGGGACCACCCCGCTATGATCAAGGCTTTCCATACTATATCTGAGGGTATGATAGGGGAAGGAAAACTTGAAGCCAGCACTGATACGTCTCAAACTCCTGCGGCGATTGATGCTAAAATCGCAGAGATAATGGCTAACCCTAAATATTGGGATGAAGGAAGTTTAGAACGTCCAGCACTAGTGCGTGAAGTTCATTCATTAATGGAGAAAAAGCACCCACAAGAAGTCCGAACTTGACAGCTATTATTGTTTGATGTTTTAATAAGAATAGGCGTTACATTAGATACCTGTTTTACAGCCTAAGTAGCGTATCGCCCGTCAAAAAGGCCGGAATTTCCGATACCCTTTAAGATAGGTTTTGGAATCCACTTTTGAAAAGGATGGTGCGATATGAGCACTCAAATAACTACAGCATTTGTAGAACAATACTCTGCAAATGTTCAGCACCTTGCGCAACAGAAAGGTTCTAGGTTGCGTAGTGCAGTCGTCAACGAAACAGTTGTCGGCAAAAATGCGTTCTTTGAGCAAATTGGCAAAACAGCGGCGCGACAAAGAACTAGTAGGCATTCCGATACCCCCCGTATGGACACCCCCCACGCGAGACGTAGGGTTTCCTTGACGGATTATGATTGGGCGGACCTCATAGACAATGAGGATCGCGTAAGGATGCTTATTGATCCTACTTCTCCGTATGCCCAAGCGGCGGCTAACGCTATGGGTCGTGCAATCGACGAAGCTATCATAGCGGCGGCAGACGGAACGGCTTACACGGGAGTTGATGGGTCAACCAGCACTTCTTACACAGCCGGAAACACTGTTGATGTCCAAGTTGGTATTAGCCCTGCCGCTGATACTGGTCTGAATGTCGGCAAACTTCGTGCGGCTAAACAAATTCTTGATGCTAATGAGGCAGACGATGAAGATCGTTTTATGATCATCAATGCTAAACAGCTTCAAAACTTGTTGGGTCAAACAGAAGTTACTAGCTCTGACTATGCTAATGTGAAGGCTCTCGTTAATGGTGAAGTGAATACCTTTCTCGGTTTTCAGTTTCTCCGTACGGAACTGATTGGCACAGACAGTAACAGCGATCATAAAGTATTGTACTTTCAGAAGAAAGGGCTACTTTTGGGCGTTGGTCAAAATCCTCAGGCTAAAATTTCAGAGCGTGATGATAAGAACTATGCCACCCAAGTTTTCTATTCAATGGCTATCGGGGCGACTCGTATGCAAGAAGAGTTGGTTGGTTATATTGAATGTGACCCAACTTAAGGAGGGACTGAAATGGGTACTAAAAACACTGATCTGGTCACAAATTTTGAGGCCACCCCTCCGACGTTGAACGATGCTGCTGAACTTCATGGCCGTGTGCGAATTGCACAAGGCACTGTGGCTCTTGCGGCAGGGGACAGCGACGACGACGATGTTGTTATGTTGGCCCCGATACCGTCGAATGCAACAGTCCCGCATCTCTACATCGGGTCTGACACGTTCGGTGGATCTTGCACGTTCAATGTCGGCATCTACACCACGGCTGGCGTAGTTAAAGATGAAGATGTCTTTGCCACGGCGGTTGCTGATGCGGCTGCACTTGCTGATGTTCGCCACGAAGCGGCTGACATTAACACTTGTGGTCAGAAGATGTACGAACTTGCTGGTGACTCTACTGATCCAGGCGGATTCTACTACATTGCGGCCACGATGGCGGCGGCTGGTGGAACCGGTGGTGATATGAGTTTCATCATTCATTACGTCGTTGATTAACGGATTGGGGGGCTTCGGCCCCCCTTTTCTTTTGGGGTAAAATTATGGCTTCAGAAGTTTCTATTTGTAATCTTGCTCTTACAAAAATTGGTGAAGATCAGATAATATCCTTATCAGAGAATAGTAAAGCGGGTCGTCTTTGTAATCTACATTATTCTACTACTAGAGACGCTGTACTAAGAAGTCATATATGGAACTTTGCGATAAAAAGAGTAGAATTAGCTCTTAGCACCACAACCCCCGCATATGATTATGCCTACCAATTTGCTTTACCTGCTGACTACATACGAATTTTAGAAACTAATCTCACCAATACAGCTGAGTGGAAAATTGAAAACGGATTCTTGCTTGCAGATAGCGATTCGGTTAAAGTGCGGTATCTTGCTCAAATTACAAACCCAAATGAATTTGATGCATTATTTATAGAGGCTTTTTCCTCCAGACTTGCCGCAGAGTTAGCCATACCTCTTGCAGATAGTTTGAATATGTCAAAAATGATGTTTGATTTATATTCTAGTAAAATTGCAGAGGCTAGGACTATGGACGCTGTAGAGGGCACTCCAGATAATATAGAGGCAGATTCTTGGTTAAACGCTAGAGTTGGTCTTGTAACGGCAACGTCTACATCTACGTCATGACTAGAGCTACTTATATTCAAACTAATTTTACTGCGGGGGAAGTTTCCCCCCGTTTACATTCTAGAGTTGATGTTACTAAGTACGCAAATGCATGTAAAACCCTTGAGAATATGATAGTTATTCCCCAAGGGGGAGCTTCTAGACGAGGGGGAACAAAATTTATTGCAGAGGGTAAAACAAATAATAAAAAAGTCAGGCTCTACCCTTTTGAGTTTTCAGTAACCCAAGCATATGTGTTAGAGTTTGGCGATCAGTACATTAGGTTTTATAAAGATCAGGGGCAAATACAAGAATCTACAAAAGCCATCAGTGCCGTTACTCAGGCCAACCCCTGCGTGGTAACGGCTAATTCCCACGGATATAACAATGGTGAAGAAGTATACATATCCGGTGTTGTTGGGATGACTGAATTAAATGGTAAGCACTATAAAGTAGCTGATAAAACTACTAATACTTTTGAATTACAAAATATGTTATCCTCTGATATAAACAGTTCAGGGTTTACCGCATATTCTTCTGGGGGGACAGCGGCTAGGGTGTATACTATTACTTCTCCTTATTTAGAAGCTGAATTATATGAACTACAGTTTACTCAATCTGCAGACATATTGTATATATCCCATAAAAATCACGAGCCAAGAACTTTATCTCGTACAGGGCATACTAGCTGGACGTTGGCTACTTATGAGTTGTTGTCTGGGCCTATGTTGTCGGCCAATACCACAACAACTACTTTAACCCCAAGTGCAACGTCTGGTTCAGGTATTACCATTACAGCTTCTGCAATTGCGGGTATTAATGGAGGTGCAGGGTTTGCGGCCTCTGATGTGGGTAGAATTATCCGTATAAAGCATTCTTCTGATGTGGGGTTCGCTAAAGTTACGGGGTTTACTGATACCACCCATGTTACTGCTACTTCAACTACGGATTTTGGGGCTACTACAGCATCATCGGATTGGTCTTTAGGGTATTTTTATACGGATAATTGGCCCTCTTGTGTAGCGTTTTATGAGCAAAGGCTAGTGTGGGCGGGTGCTCCACAGTACCCGCAATTGATGGCTTTTAGTGTGTCTGGGGATTATACTAATCATTTAGCGGGGTCTTCTGCTGATGACGCTATGGTGTACACAATTGCAACGGACCAAGTTAATGCTATTCAATGGATGAATCCTGGGCCTGTCCTGTCCGTTGGAACAGCAGGCGGAGAATTTATTGTGTCGGCTTCTTCTGAGGACGAGGCTCTTACCCCTACAAACGTTCGTGTTGTTCGACATACCACCTTTGGTAGTGGGGACATTAGTGCTCTTCGTGTATCAAATGTGGTATTGTTTATACAAAGGGCAAAGCGAAAAATTAGAGAATTTGTGTATAAATTTGAATCTGATACATATGTGGCCCCTGATTTAACTTTATTGTCTGAACATATAACAAAAACAGGTATAATTCAGATAGATTATCAACAGGAACCGGACTCTATCTTATGGTGTGTCCTAACTGATGGCACATTGTTAGGAATGACTTATCAAAGGGACCAAGAAGTAATTGCGTGGCATAGACACATAGTTGGGGGGGTATCAGATACAGCGGGGACACAAGCTCAAGTTGAATCTGTTGCAGTTATTCCAGGAACAGCTGATGATGGCGCGGGTATTGATGAAATATATGTTGCGGTTAAGAGGTACATAAATTCGGCAGAGCGTAGGCATATTGAACGAATCACTCCGGGATTAGAACTTACAAATTCACAAGAGGAGTCCTTTTTTGTAGATAGTGGATTATCCTTAAATACCCCTGTTACAATTACAGCGGCTACTTCTGCGGACCCTGTTGTAGTTACAGCTGCTTCTCATGGTTTTAGTGACGGGGACGTAGTAAAGATACGTGATGTTAAGGGCATGACAGAAGTTAACAACCGTAGCTTTATAGTTGCAAGTAAAGCTACAAATACTTTTTCTTTAGTACCAAATTCTAGCCCCCTATCCGCTAGTATTACGGCGATTACTAAGGCGAATCCTGCGGTGGTAACTGCAACTTCCCATGGGTTGTCGAATTCCGATAAGATATATATTTCTGATGTTGCAGGAATGACTCAGGTTAATGGGTTGGTGTTTACAGTAGCAAACAAAACTGATAATACATTTCAGTTGTCGGGTATTAATAGTTCAGGGTATGGCACATACGCATCTGGCGGATACATACGTCATGCGGAAAACGGTACGGCGTTTACAACGTATGTATCTGGGGGTACAGTTAGAGTACAGACCACATCAATTACGGGGCTGGATCATTTA